ATGACAATAGCGAAAAAACGCTATTCTTTTAAAAAAGCATATGAAAGAGTACCATTAGGACAGATTGAAACTTTAAAAAAGGAGCTATATGGGGTCTTTAATATTAATAATCGAACCTCTTGGTATAATAAGCTTAAAGGTATAACGTCTCCCAGCGTAGAAGTAGTTAAGGCTGTTGAAACTGTATTTCTAAAATATGGTATTGAAAACTGTTGGGAAATTACAGATATCAAATTATGAACCGCAATGCTATTCTAAGTAAACGTCAGAAACAGTTCATAGAACGTGTTGCTTGGGGAGCTTCTTATAAAGAGGTAGCCGATTTCTTCCATGTAAGTTGGAGTACCGTTGACAATACTCTCCGGAATGCGAAAACGAAATTAGGTCTAAGTAAAGTGACTGAGTTGGGTGCATGGTGGTTCTGTACTAATTACGGAATTAGTTTCGATCTATCCCCTATTGCCAGGCAATGTACGGCAGGAATTATCTTATTCTTATTTTCCCTTGGAGAAGTAACAACAATAACAGATGCATCATATACCATGCAAATAGTAAGAAGGACACGTACAGAATATCGTATCCGTCGACATGAAACTTCTATATATCAACCATATATTATTAACTAAAAGCACATATAAGGAATGTGCCCGGTGCGAATCCGGTTATATGTTATACTTTTATTTTCTCAAGCATAGAAGTTTAATTGATTTATTCATTTTTAATGCCGTGTGAAAGGACACACGTAGGGTTAAAGCCCCTGGTTAGGGATTTGTTACACAAAAGAGCCGGGATGTGAATCCCGGCAAAATGGGCCTGATGTAAGGAGGCATATCAATGTAAAATCATTGAAGCCGGGTTCGATTCCCGGAAGCCCACACTAATTTTGATCATTATGAAAACAGTACATTCACCAAGCCCGTCTCCAAGTCGAACAAAGAGACAGAAAGCTAATCTATTTACAAACGAGAATCCGGAAGTTATCGCACAAATGTGCATGCAATCTGCACAAAAAGAGCAGCATAAGGTCATGGTTCGCCTTGATAACCGCACACATGTACTTGTTGCTCCGCAAAATGTAACTCCTGAGTACATAGAAATGCTGCGAAAAAAATATCAAATTACCTACAATGCTCCAGCTCGAGGAGGAAGGAGATAATATAGAAGACAGAATATCAACGTACAACAAATAAAAAATGAAAACAAAATTTGTAAAAGAGACAGATCGTAAAGGCACTTATATTATTGAAGGTTCATTTGTCAAGTTCAAGAACAAGAAACCGAAAAAGAAACGCAAGAGTTAGCTGATTTTATTTTATCAAAGCTTAATTCCTAACCATTACAGAAATGAAGCAAAAGATAGAAGAAGCAAAAGGAAAAATTAATCGCTATTATAGCGACTTTATTGAAAAATGCCTTGAAGTACATGGCATTGATTTAACAACAATCATCAGTGATTGTGTAACGGCTGGTTATGAATCCCGTTCGGATGAAATCATAGAGCTTAGGAGAGAATTAGACAGCATAGAAGAAATGAATAGTGATGGTAATAAAATTCTGGATGCTATTAAGAGAATGGCAGCAGATGACAATAAAGGTTTGAGAATGAGTACTACGATAGTCGATGTTAAAGATGATCCGCGCGGCTCAATCGTTGGCTTTGGGACTGAAAAAGTTTGCGGAGATGATGCATTTGCCCAAACAATGGGTTTACCAGGTAAGTATATGGCGTGTGCCTTTTTTATAGATAGAGAAGAACTAAAGAAATACCTTTAAACAAATTTAAAAAGAAATCAAATGGCCTTGGGCGGCTTTATAAAACCCATAAATAAGATGAAAGAGATGTACTGGATTGAAAGATTGGATAATATTCAATGTGTCTTAATAATAGCATTAACATGGTCTGTTATATGGCTACTTATCGTACTTATTGTCCATTTTATGAATGATGATGAAAATGATTCCCCTCGATAAAGAAAGATATAGGTCGCGAAAAATAGCTGGAAGTATTATAGCGATATGTACGCTGATTTTGACGTTCCTACCAAGTACCGAAGAAATGTATTGTATCATAGGTATTGGAGGGACTATTGATTATCTGCGACAGAATGAAACAGCGAAGCAGCTTCCAGACAAATGCGTTAAAGCATTGGACTTATTTATAACTAAAATGACAGACGAAAGTAATAACTCTCAAAAATAAAGGAAGGAAAACCTATGTTTAAAGATATAATCGAATTAGATAAACAAGTCGTAGACCGGATCGTAGATAAGGTCCACGAAAACGATTTTGAAATTGAGATGGAAATGGGAGTTGTAAAGGACGGTATGGTTAAAGTCCTCTTCATCTATAAAGATCCGGAACTTCTGCAGAGCGTGATGAACGAATCCGTTACTGAAGAGTACGATCTCCCATAAACAGTCCTCTGCCAATCCATTGTGAATGGTTTCATTTGACCCCGAATCAATGAAACAGAACTGATCATGTAACTAATCCCTTGAACTATGTATTTTAATGATGATGAGATAAGACGTATCAAAGATGCTGCCACAGGACATTTGCTTGATGTTGCACAAGACTTCCATGAACTCAAACGCTCCGGAGTGAATTACAATTGCGATTGTCCCCGGTGCAAAGCCGCAAAGAAACTCTCAATTAGTCCGGCCAAACAAATCTTTAAATGCTTTGGATGCAATGAATTGAAAGGTGGAGATTCGGTTTCTTTCTTAATGTCCGCTGAAGGAATGACTTTCAGTGATGCTCTTGAATACCTTGCCAAAAAATTCAATGTCATTCTCGATCAACGTCCGGCCATCAAGAAACAGCCGGCAAAAAAGATGAAAAAAAGCAGCAAGGCTGCCAAAGGTATCGATGTCGACAGTTATTGTGCCAGGATGTTGGCTGAATCAGGTCTTACCTTTGAGGATGTCACAGCAAAGGTATATAAGACAGGAGATACACAAAGTATATTCGAACAACGTACTTTCCGTCCTGGTACCATTGATGAACGAGGAATGTTAACCACTAAGGGAGATGATGTCATCATTGAATATTATGATCTGGAAGGAATGCCGGTTGTCTTCACCCGGAAAGATAATAAAAGAAGGGACGTTGGTACTCCTCAAGAATATTATCGTATCAGATGGCAGTTTCCGGATGCCCACCTTGATAAAGAGGGTAAACCTTACAAATACAAATCCCCGCGTGGCAGCGGTACTCCGATCTATATTCCGGAGCGCATACGCAGTCTCTATAAGTCAAAGACAAAGATACCCCGTCTCTATATTCAGGAAGGTGAAAAGAAAGCGGAGAAAGCATGTAAGCACGGTATCCCCTCAATCGCAGTCAGCGGTATACAGAATCTCGGTCTTTACGGTGCCCTTCCGGAAGACCTGGTGAAGATCATCTCTACCTGTGAGGTACAGGAGGTTGCTTTTATCTTTGATTCGGACTGGGACGATATCAGCTCCAATATCCGGATCAATGATCAGGTCGAAAAGCGTCCCCGCTGTTTTTTCTCTGCAGCAAAAAATTTCAAAGAATATATGCGTTCTCTCAAGAACCGGAACATCTTCGTTGAAATATTCGTCGGACACATTAATAAGAACGAAGCAGGAGACAAAGGCCTTGATGACCTGCTCGCAAATTCTCTACGTGGAAAAGAAGAAGAGCTGGCCGCCGATATTGAGTTTGCCTGCAATGAAAAGAAAGGTTTGGGAAAATACATTGAGATGTTCAAGGTAACTACCTGGACAGATCATAAATTGCAAGAATTATGGGGACTCCACTCTCATGAAGTCTTTGCCGAACGTCATGCCGACCTCCTGCGTAACCTGCCGGAGTTCCTATTCGGCCGATATCGATGGAAATTCGACGAACATGGAAAAGTAATCTTGGCACAACCTTTTGACGATGATGAAAAGTTCTGGAGAGAAGTCACTAAATATGATCGTAGCCAAAATGAACGTATTGAATATGAGTTCTGCTATGTCAACTCACAAAACTTCTTGCAAAACAGAGGATTCGGACGTCTTCGGAGAATTGATAAGAGTTATCAGTTCATTCACCTTGAACCGCCTGTCGTTCGTGCTATCGACGCCTCTGATGCCCGTGACTACCTGTTTCAGTTTGCCAAGCATAATTGCAAGACTGAGGTAAATGAAATGTTGATTAAAGGCGTGTCTCAATATGTGGGTCCGGACAAGTTATCCCTGCTTGAGTTTATTCAGCCCAATTTCGTTAAGCCCAACCGGGAATCCCAGTATTTCTATTTTGATAAAAATTGCTGGCTGGTCACAAAAGATTCTGTAAGCGAACTCGGTTACGAGAATATCACACACCACATCTGGGAAGAGCAACGTAAAATGACACCGGCCAAATATCTGGGTAAACCGTTGGTTACTTTTAGCCGGCAAGACAACACATTTACTTACGAACTTTCAGAGGCCGGTAAGAAATCCCATTACCTCCAGTTCCTGATCAACACCAGTAACTTTACCTGGAGAAAATCTGCTGAAGAAATAGAGCCGGAAGAAGAGAATGAAAATCGTATCCATCTCCTTAGTAAACTGTGTGCAATCGGATACATGGTTATGGAAGCGAAAGACAATAATGTGGCCAGAGCTGTCATCGGCATGGATGGCAAACAATCTGAAGTAGGAGAAAGTAACGGCCGTTCCGGAAAATCACTTGTAGGGGAATTGATGCGTAATATCATTCCTACAGCCTATATTCCCGGAAAACGCTCTGATCTTTTTAATGATCAATTTGTATGGAATGACATTCAGGAAAACACTAAACTCGTTTTTATTGACGACGTGTTACAAAACTTCAACTTTGAATTTCTGTTCCCCAACATTACCGGGGATTGGTCAGTAAATTATAAAGGAGGTAGAAGGATCACTTTACCATTTGCGCGATCACCCAAAATGTATATTGCTACCAACCATGCCATCCGTGGCAGTGGTTCAAGTTACACGGACCGCCAGTGGCTGCTTGCATTCTCCGATTTCTATAACGATACCCATAAGCCGGTTGACGACTTCGGGGTCCTCTTCTTCTCGGAGTGGGATTTTGAACAATGGAATCTTACCTGGAACCTGCTGGCCAATTGCGTCCAATTGTATTTGACTTATGGCGTTGTCCAGGCTCCCGGCGAAAGGTTAGAGCAAAGAAAGCTGCGTCAGGAAATGGGTGAAACCCTCATCTCCTGGGCTGATGAATACTTCTCCGGAGAAGAGCATCTCAATGTCCGTTTACCCCGGAAAGATTTATATGACGCATTTTGCCAATACGACAATCAGCAACGAAAGTTTGTATCACCAACCGCATTTAAGAAGAAATTTATAATGTATTGTTCTTGGAAAGGTTATGTATTCAATCCTCACAAATATGACAGTATAACCGGGAAACCTTTTCAAGTCGATAAGGACGGGAAGGCAGTTGTAGATGATAAATCCGGAGGTGTAGAGTACTTTACGGTAGGAACCGGAGCCCAACCTATCCCGGAAGAAGATAATAGCCGGTTACCACAACCGACAGGTAAACTCGTTTTCTAACTTAAACATAAAAACAATGAGTGTAAACAAATGTATTTTTATCGGCAACATGGGACGTGATGCCGAGGTCCGTACCACTGAAACCGGTATCAAAGTAGCCCAATTTTCCATTGCATGTACAGAGCGCGCTAATACAAACAAAGCCGGTCAAACGATTCCGGAGAGAACCGAATGGATACCCGTCGTAGCCTGGAGGGGATTGGCGGAAACCATTGAGAAGTACACCCACAAAGGGAGCAAACTGTATATTGAAGGCAGATTCACAACCCGGAAGTATGAAACAAATGACGGCCAGAAAAGAACCGTTTCTGAAATCGTAGCCGAAAGTATTGAAATGCTCGATCCCAAGCGGGATGTTCCCCCACTCCCTCCGGAACCTGAGCAGAAATTGAGTTATAATCCATAAAATGACATGCCATGAACCTATCTTCTTTTAAACTGACCAATATTAACGAATTGATATCCGTATACAAAGAGAATCCGGAGCGCTTTAATCGCTTTTATAACGCAGTGTATCTGCTGCTGGATAGCATTCCGGAATGCGGAAGTATTCGTGTAATGGATCACTGTGAGGCGTCCTCCTATGACTTGTTTATAAAGTGTGCATGTTGGATTATTCAGGAAGAGACGGAACAGAAAGAGTTGACGGATGCATTACTTGAGTTTTCGGATGATTATACAATTATTCGCCGGTGCGCGAAGTTCGTAAAATCCAAATCCTGGGTTCATTTCTACTCACGACGATAGGAGTATATTATCCCAATTTATTACCCTGTAAAGATACGTCTTTTATTTGATATACACAACATTATAATGATAAAAAAAGAGAATAAAATATTCGTAGTCATATCTCCTGATCCCGTCGAGCGTGAGCAGTTGATCGCACGCCTGGCCGTCCGTTTAGGTTTTGCCAAGATTCCGTCCGATGCACTCAAGATCATAAGCAAGGACATTTATTCCTTTGACCTGGCAACTGCATATTTTGTGCTTTGCAGTAACTATCATTTCCGGGGTTCTATCGTCACAACACAACGGTTGTATGAGCTTGCAGCAAGAGGTATATGTGTTTGTGTAGGTGTGAAGTCACTGCCCCGTGAGTACGAGTTGGTATCTCAGGTGTTTTATCCGAATGATTTGCGATAGCACAAGTCGGAACATTTATCCGGCCGCGGTACGCATCAGCGTATCGCGGCTTTGTTTTTTCCGTCGTTCCCCCTTTACCCCCTTTTGCTTAGAAGAAGGTTTTGAACAACTGTGCCTGAGACGAAGTAAAGCCGGCAACGAGGTGTCTATATATTATTTTTATTTTTTCTTTCTTCTGTAAAAGAGACTACCTTAAAAATATAGAATATTTTTGTGCTTTCGTGCAGACAGGTGCAATTCGGTATTTATTACACTATAAATCAAATATTTAAACATAGCACAAATTTCGTACAAAAACGTACGATTCGTACTAAATTGCACAAAACTGCATTTTGTACGCAGAACATATCAATCGTACAAAAACGTACCATGTTTTGTACGGGTATAAACCGATTATAATCAGTATATTATACAATCAGGCTGCACGATTTACACAATTGCACAAAAAAGGAGTACCGTTTTTGCAAGGGGGATTAGTTTGTTCCGGTAAGTCTTGCTTATGTCCGCAAAACTTTGTATATTAGCGTAAACCATTCTATGACCTAAATGATAACTACCAAAATCGAAGTTCCTCCGCATCTATGTGAGTATATCCGCGGCAAATACTGTAACCTGACCTCTGATCCGGTCCGTTTTCCCGATAACCTGAATATCTATCACGTGATATTCGACCTTCTTCAGAAGAGACCGTCGGAAGCTCCGGTTGATCGTGGTAATTTAGAAATCTGTCTGCCTGAACGAAGTATAGGCAAATCCCCAGTGACCTACAACTATTTAGGGCTTCGCTCCCAGGTGATCATTTCCCGGAAAATAGAATTGATGATGTGGGCGGAGTTGCATGAATACCTGGACGAACAGAAGCACCGGTACGGAATCAAATACATTGATGGAGTGCAATTCTTCATGCGCAGATATGGAATTGATTCTCTTACGGAAGAAGCTTTTCTCAAACACTACCAGCGTTGGAGGGCAAAAGTGAGGAGAAAAGAAAAAAGGAGCTATAAAAAGCGAGAATAATTCATCGAGTAAGCGTAGTTAAATGTCCTTTTTTTGAGTGAAAAATGTTCGAAAAAAGAGAATCACAGATAGTATATTGTAAATCAACAGAATATGAATACAAACAATATCGGAGGAGTCATTCAGGCAGATTTCCTGTTCACGGATGAAATAAGTTTATTTTCAGTCATCAATCACTCAGCCGTTATCAGCCTTCACCGGCCCAATACCTGGAGAAACCTGCCTATCACCTATATGGGAGTTTCTCCAGATGTGGAAGCGGACGACACTCAAGCCGGTACGCTATACAAACAGACCCTTACCATCCGCCTGAAACGCACAGGACTGACAGATTCAGAACTTCACATCCTGCGGACTATCAATGTACGTGGTTGCGTAGTAAGATGCAAGGATGCGAATGGCAATATCCGATTGTATGGAAGCAAAGAGTACCCGCTTCTGGGAACCGTGATAGAGAAAACAGGAACCAAGGCCTCCGACCTCTCCGGAATTGAAGCCATTTTTTCCGGAAAAGGCGCCTATCCTCCACTACCTGTTACAGAGTTATAACCGTCCTTCGGCATCATTATATATAGCCGTATCATTGCAACAAAATAAGTGCAATGAGCCAAAAACGCATCATCTTATCAGATTCATCACTCAACCGGTACGGCTACCGGGTTCTTACTGCGGGACTTCTTCTTGAAGCTTTCATTGACAACCCGGTCATGCTGTATGGGCATTTCCGTGATGAAGGATCACCCCTATGGTGTGATTACAAAGCAATCGGATATTGGGACGATATCAAGATAGAGGACGACGTGCTTTCTGCTATTCCTGTTTTCGACAAGGTAGACGATTTATCGAAGACCATTGCCGCAAAATACGAAGCAGGGACCTTACGGGCCGCAAGCATTGGTATACGTATCCTGGCCACATCCTCCGAAAAAGAATATCTGCTTCCGGGACAAACACGCGAAACTGTTACCAAAGCAGAAATCATGGAGGCTTCCATCGTGGATATCCCGGCCAACTCCCATGCCGTGCGCTTATACGACCGTTCCTCCTCCGTTTTACTGGCAGCGGGTATGGACACGAATATTGTGCCAGCATTAACAATCCCAAAAGAAAAGGCAATGAATTACAAACCATCGTGGACCGGCTTCCTCTCTTTCCTGGGAATTTCAAAAGATAAAGCGGAAACCACCGAACTGTCTGCTGAAAACCTGGACTCTATCCATGCTGAAATGGAACGATTAAAGACAGAGAACGCTACTCTTGTACAGGCTAAGACCGATATTGAAGAGAAACTTAACTCTGCCAACGCGAAGATTACAGAACTGAACGGTTCTACATCCGGCAAGGATAACGAGATCAGTACTCTCAAGAACTCTATCACTGAGAAGGATTCTAAAATCACCCAACTTGAAGAGCAAGTGAAGAATCTGAAGAACGGTCCTGCACCGGGGCATGCCGGTCTGACTCCTGAACAAGAGCCTGAAGGTAGTGGAACCCAGGAAGAGTTATCTGCTTTTTGTGACCAGAACGCAGGAAACTATCAAGCCATCACCGATAAATTAAAAGCTGAGGGCCTGTATTAATAACCTAAACTTTAACTATTAAAAAGTCTATTTAAATGGCTGCAAATAAACTAATTGATGTCTCTAAACTGAACGAAGCACTGGTCATTTATGACCAGGCACTTCGTGCGCTGCCGTTTGCCACCCTCACCGAAGTGGCAAACCTACTGAAGCTGAATGTTATGGACCTGCAAGGCAAACACGCACGTATCAACGAGCGTCGTCGTGCCGGTGGTACGCAATCGTATAAAATCGGAAAGAACTTCGGACTGGTCGATAAACTCTTAGGTTACGAACCCTCAGTCATCGAGCCGAAAGATGTTGTCTGCATCACCAAAGAAAACTCCCAGAAATACGATGATAACGAACTGCTGATCATCGGTGGCACTCCGGTAAGCAACACTACAAAAAAACATCCGATGGAAACCAAGGTTGCATTTACCCTGGTACGTTCGCATCTGGAAGATATCGTATATAGCCTGTTCTCTGCCGAACGGGATGAAGATTCCAACTCACCCGGCGGGGCTTTCGATGGTATTTATACCAAGATGGATATGCTGATCACTCGTGGCGATGTAAATGCGGCCCGTGGTAATTTCGCTATTTCCGGAGAGTTTGCCGCGCCAACGTCAGATACAGATTATACAGCTTACGAGAATCTGGTGGAATGGATTGGAGGCGCAAACACCTACCTTCGTTCTTCAATAGGCGGTGTACCACAGCTTTTGTGTGCTGAAACCGTTTTGAAAGCTGCCCGTTCAGCATTACGCAATAAGTTACGCATGCAGGAATATCCTTCCATGCAACGCATGCTTGAACTCTTGCGGGAAGACGCCATGTGTCCGAACCTGATTGTCTCCTCCCACGAAGCTTTGGGCCAAGGTTCCCGGCTGACCCTTCAGAAAGTTGGTAACATAGACGTGGCGTTCAATACTCAAGCGGCTTCTAAATTCTGCCAGATACGTGATATTTACGAGGACCCGAACGAATGGCAGTTCTGGTTGCAGGCAGGATACGATACACGTATCAATGATTGGCATGAGAAAGTCTTCCGCTGTAACGAGCAGAAGAACGAATCTCTCGACCTGGCCGGTGACTATTGTAAAACCGGTGGAGTGCAGGTAGCCATCACCGGCACCGATAAAGGCCAATGGAGTATCCAGGGAAAAGTTGCCAAACGCGGTAACGGCCAATGCATCATTGGACTTCCTCCGGGAAAATACACCATCGAGTTCACTGATGCCGATGGCAAGACCAAACCGGCAAATACACAGGTTACAGTTGTTGCCGGTGAAGTAGCCACCGCTACCGGAGCCTATACTTAACTAATCTGGGGAAGGGAGTCTTACCTTCCCTTACATAAACTAAACAATTACCTGATTATGAAACGATTTATTCTTTGCATTTCATGCCTGCTTATCTGCTGCCTGTTCTTGCTTCCGGAAGTACAAGCGGCCATTCCGGATACTGGAAACTGGATCAGCCATCATCTTCTGACATCAGACGGTTTAACCGTTCTGGCTGCCGGTCCGGCATTTGCCCCGTTAAAATGGAATATCGGGCAAAACAACATGGGAGGTTATAAAGGACGGCTGCTCTTTATTCCGTATGACGCTCCTTCAGCCGTACCAATGATTCCGGCAAAGCCTACTACGAATGAGGACCTGATTACCGCTTCAGGATCATTCACTTTTCCAAGCGGCGGAACCTACACTCAGCCGATTTACTTGTATTCCACAAAAGGGAAAGTAGGTTATAAAGCGGAAATTCAAGGCGAAACGGACGGAAAATCTTTTAAGCAGACTTTAGAGTTTTTCTTTCCCGGCAATACTCCGGGAATGCATGCTTTCAGTACACTTGTCAAGAACACTCCGGGGTACTTCGTCTTCGAAGATTCCGACGGCCAACAATTCCTGATGGGTAAACCGGGCATGTATGCCGATGTATCACCCTCCTTTGATGGTGGTAAGCTCGCCGCCGATCAGCGGGGAACTGCCTATACAGCCACTTGTGACGCAAATGAATCGGCTGTTGTTTTAGGGACACCAATCGACATGGAAGTCATTGCAGGCCTGAAACCGGCTCCAAGTTCTGGAGGTTAACATAATACATATATTTTATGACAAGAAACGAACAGTTAGAAAAATGGTTGTCAAACCGTCAGCGTAGGTACGCTGACGGTATGGAACTCTTTAACGCTTTAGCAAAGGCAAACACCAAGAGCAGCTATGGGAACTATCTTTCCCAGGCACCGGAGAATCCTCACATTTTTGATCCCCACTTTACACAATTAGTCAATATACTGACTAAAATAGCCAGGGAAATAAAAGATGCTCCTTCTGTTTACCCGGCTGCATTCGAAGAGATCCTGATCGTTCAAACACTGAATGATGAACAACGGACTCAAGAAACCGATATCCGGAAAGAGGCAATCGACCGACTTCAAGAGGAGATCGACGGACTGCATAACCGTATCAGCGAACTTGAGAGTGATACGGAAAATCATGCTGACGAACTCTCCGCTTTGAATGAAGAGTTCGAGGAGAAAATGAAAGAGCTCTCTGCTATCCGGGGCGAACTGGATGCCTTGAATACTCCGGGCGTCAAGATCGTAACAGAAGAATCCCTCACTCCTGCCCTACGTAAAGCATACGCCCGTATCAAAGAGATCGCTCCCCTGTACGCCAGTCTCCATAATGATATTGCGAATCCGGATATCCCGGCAGAGGAACGTCACCCCCTCGCAGAAGAACTCTGCAAGCTGGACGACGAACGTCGCAAACTTTGGAAACAGATTGACGATTACGCAGAAGGCAAACAGGCAACCTTAGAGCTTGATGCTAAACGTCCTGAGTATAGTGAAAATGCAGTGGTCAGAGGCTTCGAAATAGCCCGTCAGATCAAACGTCTGAAGCAGAACATTACGAACAGCAAAACAGCCGCAGAGAGGGCCGAGAAAGAGGGAAAGCAGGCTGTTCTGCAGAACGCACTCGACCGGATTGCTAAATACGAAACTGAATTAGCCGCTTTAACGGCAGAATTATCGGCAGAACAAGGTGAAAAGGTTTCAGGATAACTTTCCTTTTACTTTGTGTCCCGGTTCTATCGAACCGTTCATGCACAAAGGAGACTGGGCAATACATGAAGTGTTGCCCTCTCTTTTATCTGAAATCGGACCGGCGGATATAAGGATCGCTACATTCAGTATCTCAGAGGACAGTTTACGCCCTCTCTTCTTCCTGGCCGATGAGAAAAAAATTACAGGTCTGACCCTCCTGCTCGATACGACGGTAAAACGGCACAAGCTTGACTTGTTACTGTTTGCCTCCAACATCACACCACGCATACGGATTGACTCCTGTCATGCAAAAGTGTTATTGGTGGAAAATGACAAATATCAGTTCGGTATTGCCGGTTCCGCGAACCTGAACCAGAATCACCGCTGGGAAAATGGCTTCTATTTCACTTCCGGAAAGCATTTCAATTACTTCTCGGAAATGTTCGAGCAGGCATATAATCAAGCAATCAGTTACGAAATATTAGAATAGAAATGGAGTTATCAGATGAAACCTTGCAACAAATCAGAGAGATGGCCGCAGCTCTGCTGCCTCCGGCAGAAATCGCCATTCTAATTTCGCTGCCTGCCGGTGAACGCAGCTACTTCTGTGATATTTGCAAAAATCATCATCATTCTCCTATCTACGAAGCATACCATCAGGGACGCCTGCAAACAAAATTCGAACTCCGAAAAACTGTGATCAAGTTAGCCAAGGCCGGAAGTCCGGCGGCCGAGCCACTTGCTGATAAATACATGAAAGAACAAATCATCAACGACTAAATTATGCCGAAAAAAGACACAACCTACGACCGCATCGAACGCTCCCTGTTCAAAGATCGGGGTGAATCCGCTCTCCAGTTATCACCAAAGGAGATGGAAATTAAGAATCGGATGATGCTTTGTGTTAGTAAGAAAATGGAAAGCCCATTAATTGAAGACCAGGAACTCGTTACTTTTCTCATGCACGGATGTGGAGGGCAAGCGGAACCTGTTTCCCAATCACAGGCCTATCGCGATATCGGTATGATCAACCGGCTGGTCGGTAACATCCAGTTGGCGGCCAAATCCTGGTATCGCTACATGATCGTAGAAGGAGGAAAGAAAGCATTTCAACTTGCTATCGACAACGGAGATGCCAAAGGAGCTGCCGCCGCTCTCGACAAGATAGGTAAATACACCCGTTCCGACAAAGACGATGACGCATTCGACTTCAGTCAGCTTATTCCCCCATCTTTTGAACCTTCTGACGATGTGACGACACTTGAGGGTATTGAAGTGATAGACAATCTGGAGCAACGCCGCCAGGAACTCCGCAGCTTGTGCAAAGATATGTTGACCAAACAGGCGACAGATATTCAAACCATTGAAGAGGAGGATATTGAAGAATGACAGCCAAAGCCTCTCCCATACCATCGGCATACGAACTCCGGATGAAACAGGCCAATGTGATACGGAAGTTCTTCAACAAAATGCAACGCCAGGCAATGGCTATTGCCGCACATGACGAATACATCGTTGCATCGCGTGGTACCGGTAAGTCAGAAGGTATCGACGCCCGCTTCATTCTCAGAAACGTCTGGGAAATGCCCGGTTCATTGGGTGGAATGATCTCTCCCAGCTACGCCAAGGCATGGGGGAATACCCTTCCGGCTATCTGTAAAGCACTCGCCGAATGGGGATACATTCAAAATATCCATTATGTCGTTGGCCATAAAGCACCACCTTCCATGGGCTTTGCCAAGCCTGTCCGTCCGGTACTCGGAGACGGATGGAATAATGCTTTCCATTTCTGGAATGGCACGGTCATGGTCATTCTTTCCTTTAATCAAGGGATGTCCGCAAACTCCATGTCGCTTGACTGGGTGATAGGGCCGGAGGCAAAGTTCCTTTCCTATGACAAGATAAAGAACGAGGTCAATCCGGCCAACAGGGGAAACCGGCAATATTTCGGGCACTGTCCTCACCATCACAGCGTATGTTACTCAACGGACATGCCCGGATCATCCATGGGACGTTGGATTCTCGACAAACAGGAAGAGATGCAGCCCCCACATATCCAACTTATGGAGCAACGGAAAGAGGGTAAACCCATTGAGTTCTCCATTGAATTCTGCAAAAAAAGTACCGGTGAACTCATTACCTACGAGCGTGCGGTACTTAGTTCATTTCATAGTAGCGGAAGCACTGTCAACATACTTCAAATAGGTGAGTATGCTCCCAGGAAAATCCGGAGATGTCTGATTACACGATTTAATAACATCAAAGTTTATTTCTAATGAAGAAGAAACAACCTGAGCCCCAATTATTTCAAAAAGGATATGAAACTTATGCAGTCACCAAAGGCGGAAAAGGAATCATAAAGTTCAGTGATAATAGCGATATCACAACTGACCGGGAGACCTCTACCGTTGAAGTAGTTCCCAAAGGGAAAGCGGCTCCAATTAAGTTTGTTCCCAGAGGGCGGAACAACAACATGATGTATGACATTATGAAGAAGATCGGAGCAAACGTAACTGTCGGCAGCAATGTGGAATTTAAAAATAAGGTAGTATATGGAGATAGTGTCCTCGTATATCGTAAATACCGGGATAAGGAAACCCGAAAAATCATCAAAGAAGAAGTCTTGCCCGAAGAATACCCGGATATATTCGATTTTATAGAAAACAACGACATACCATTTATCCGGATGGAGATAGCGAATGATTTAGTGATCTTCTACGATGCATACGTCGAATATATTTTTAATCAGGACACTCAGCCCAGACTGGTACAAGTAAAGGCAAAGGAAGCAACCTGTTCACGTATTAGCGTAATCGATGAGAGGACCGGCAAGAGTGAATATCATGGTTACTCAGCCAAATGGCATGAAGGTATGCCGGATGATGTAATTGCGACGCCACTACTGGACCGCCAGGCACCTTTGCGGGATTTAAAGACACGAATGGGTTTGTTTCCCAATGAAAAGGGAACAAAAGAGATCGTCAAAGACCGCCGCTTCATCCATAACATTCGCATAGCGACTCCCGGACGATTCTATTACAGTAAACCATATTGGTGGAGTGTATTCGTTTCCGGCTGGTATGACTTTGGGAATGCCATTCCTATCTTTAAGAAGGCTTTGATCAAGAATCAAATGGCATTGCGCTATATCGTCTACATCAAAGAGGATTTCTGGGGAAAATTATACGCGGATGAAAAGATTACGAACGAAGCAGACCAGGCTGTACGGCGGGAGACCTTCCTTCAGGACATGAATGACTTTCTTGCCGGAGAAGAGAATGCAGGTAAAGGCTTCGTGTCCCATTTTCGTTATGACCGAATAAAAGGATTTGAGGATAAGGATATCATCATAAATACTTTAGATTCCTTCTTCAAGGGTGGCGAATACATTGAAGACAGCGAGGAAGTAAGCAACACCATCTGCTATGGCATGAATGTACATCCCTCCATCATTGGTGCCGCTCCCGGCAAAGGTAAGAGTATTAACGGTACTGAAGCCCGTGAGCTGTTCATCATCGAACAAGCCTTAATGAAAATGTTTCAGGAAGCCACGCTCACTCCCCTTTATTTTGCCAAAGCCGTAAACGGATGGCCGAAAGATATCTACTTTTCCGTCACCAACTGTCAGCTTACCACACTTGACAAAGGGACAGGAGCTACTAAAAATACAGGTTTAACCTCAGAAACAGAAGAAAAATGAATGCTATCATCCCTGACATCGACACACTCAAGAAAGTAGTCAAAATCAATGCTACACTGCCTGACGAAGCCATCAATCCGTATATTGATGATGCTATGGATATCTATCTGACGCCATACATCGGTATTGAAACCGTAGAAAAGGCACTGACCGGAACTGATAAAAGGCTGAATGATAAAATTCTCCGCACCCTGGGGCCTCTCACCCTAATGCTTGCCACTCCGGAACTTGGCATACGTATCGGAGACAGTGGAATTACGGTCGAAAACAAGCAAGGTACCTACTCACCGGCCAATGAAGCAAAAATTGCCGCCGCTAAAGAAAGCTTCTACTTTCGTGGCATGCAGGCCCTTGATCGGCTGCTCACTTTTCTGACCGATCATCCGGAAACTTACCCCGAATACGTCGAGCACTGCAAACAAGTCACAGATTCTTCTCCATGCTTCATCCGTGATGCCAGAGAATTTCAAGATACCGGTTTAGTCAATATCGAGTATTCTACCGTATCGTTCCGCATGATGCTACCTACTGTCCGGCAGTTGCAAGAACGCAATGTGCGTGAAATGCTCAAAGAAGACCTATACCAACGTCTGCTTGATGCCCATACCACAGGGAAAGGACTGATACCTAAAGAAAAGGTACTGCTGGGGCACATACTCCGTTACCTCGCTAACAAAACCGCTGAACTCTATACATCACAGACCTCACGTGAACAGCGTACCATCAACGACACACCGGAGTTTACTCCCATTATCCGGCCCATCTACCAGGATCAGGCAGCAACCGGTAATTTCTTCGCCGATCAAGCGACCTACTACGCTGGAAAGATACAAAATTTCATTTCCGAAAATGCTGAGGAGTTAGGAGTCACACCAACCGTTACCGCTATAAACTTTAACTCCAAAGAAAAGCGAATATTCACCTCTATATCATAACAATATGCACACCATTCAGATAAATGATGATTGTTACCGAGTTCCGGAAAGTTGGGATGAACTCACCGAAAAGCAACTGAGCTACCTGGTTAATCTTACACAAAGCGACATTCCCATCGAAGAACTGAAGGTACACATGATGCTATATTGTCTCAATGCACATGTTTGCCGGTATCGGGATATCTATCGCCATCAAGTAAAGATCAGCATTGGGACTCCCGGCAATAAAATCCCTTTCCGGACACTCAAGAAGAAATATTTGCTTCTTCCTGAAGAAGTCAATCGGCTGGCCGAACTCTTCGACTTCCTGTTGATGTGCGAAAAGGATACCGAAATGAAATACCATGTACACCCGGAACTCACTGTCAATCCCTATCGGGCATTCTTTTGCCGGTTCCGTAAATTCCGTGGTCCGGAAGATGGCCTGCTCGATATTCGCTTCGAACAGTTCATGCACCTGCAACACTATCTTGACGCCATGAATCAGGATCCGGAACAAATTAACCATGCTCTGGCCTGTTTATGGCACACAAGCAAAACATTCAATATCAATCGTCTGGAGAAAGATGCTTCCATTCTCAGCCATCTTCCCCACAGAGTGAAAATGATTATGTACTGGTACATTATAGGGAGCCTGGCCTATCTTGCCAATGGCTTTCCCCGTATCTTTTCCGGAAACGGAAAGAGTAATGGTCGCGTCTTTGATTCGCAAATGCGTCTTTTAGACTCCCTCGCACAGTCAGACATGACCAAAAAGCCCGAAATAAAAAAAGGGTTCCTGATCGATGCCCTGTATACGATGGATGAATCTCTGAGAAAACAACAAGAGCTGAATGAAAATATGCAGAACAAATAAATATCTCCCAATAAAGTTTGTTAGTAGCAAACTTTATTATATATTTGCATTGTCATAACAAACGCGGGTGACGTCCGCATAAGTTCTTTATATTATGGAACAATTGTTCGAAGCTATCCTCGCGATAGCAAAGCAGAACCCCGATGGGTTCACGGTTGACCTCACAACCTTAAAAAAGGTCACAAAGGGTATTTCAGTCGCCTATCTCGAGACTCAAGACAGTTTCGGAGAAGAAGGACTGAAAAGAGTTCTTAACCATGCTGAGATGCACGAAAAGAAGGTCGGCGGATGGCTGAATGAAGAGAACCAAGAGTTCTATTTTGATTCCGTCCGGATTTTCACCAACCTTGAAGAAGCCAAGCGATTCGGGCGTGAAAATAAACAGATCGCTATTTTCGACATCTCTCATATGAGACTCATCAAATTGTGATCCGGAGGGGCGAAAGCCCCTCCTTTACAACGAATAACATTTTTTTAAATACCGATTATCAAAACGTAAATTGATGCATTATGAAGAATTTAGAAATCCTCCCTCTCTCTGCCGAGAGTAAAAAGCGTATTGAAGAGTTCGCAAGGCAGTATCAGCGATATGCCCATATCGCTATTGAGATTGTGTCCTACTCAGAAGGCCGGCTGATTGTTCGTGCCGAGCAAAAGGACCTGGTTAATGATAAGTTCCTTTCAAAGAAAGAACTGACGGAACGTGTCCGGGACATGTTCAAAGATGAAATTCCGGAAGACTGGAAACTTACTGTTTCCGCCGTAAACTTCGACCGTAAAGACATTGATGGTATCACTCTCGACTGGATCAAAAAACGGATGGAACGGCTTGGATTAAAGAATAAACATTTGAGCAACTACACCGGAATTGACAAATGTACCGTTTCTTCCATCCTTTCCGGAGACAAGGAGTTGACCAAATGGCACAAAGTGGCTCTATACTACTTTTTCAAATATTATGAAGTAGCTAATTTTTAGAAGGTGCATTTAATGATATAAAAAATAAGTTATCGGAAACCATATTAAACATCAAATGACATTAACACAACCGAGAGAGGGACGCCGATACTCCCTCTCTTTTTTATTGCCAATACCAATTATCAAAACATAAATTGATGCATTATGAAGAATTTAGAAATCCTCCCTCTCCCTGCCGATATCAATCAAAATAGTTTTGCAATCATTTTCTTATCATAGAACATCAATACCAACAAATAGGTATTTTCCTATCTGTCAAGCTAATTCCCTCTTAATAAATAACATAGTTATAGTCTAATTTCATATTTTTGCTACACAAAAGAATGAGTGATTTAATTACCCTAATTGTAAAACTCTAAATTATACTTATTATGAAAAAGAAATGTTTATGGAGCATTATGCTTCTATTTTGTGCTATTTTATATTCTTGTAACCAAGAAGAAATAGTAGAAAATGAACTCCCTGATTTCCCTCAACCTACCAAATCGAGAGTCGAACTCAGAACTGGCCAAATTGAAGTTGGTAATATCACACTAAGTGCTGACAGTATTATCACCCTATGTGATGATGAAAGTAATAGTATTGTTAAAAGTGCTACGAGGTCTTCTAATATATATGCAGGGAACAAAAACGGTATAGAACTATCTCTTAAAATACAAATAGGCTCAAGACTTATGCCTAGAAAAACTGATGCTCAAAAAAGACAGCGTTTAGCCAAGATGCTTGCACAGGCCTCTCAATATAGAGTCATACGTGGTGTTGTAACAGATGATGATGGTTTTGTACAATACGTACCATTAAACGCAACTATGACCATTCCTTGTACTATTACAGATAAAGACTTTAATATAAATGGTCCATTAAGGAAAACTATAGATATACTATTCCGTATTTTCAGAGTACCAGCAAACAAAGATTGTATAGAAGTGAGAATAAATGGTAGATTAATCCGCGATTTACGGGAATTTACTATAATTTGCACCCAAATAGCCTCAGGAAAATACATTTACGACTAAGATGCAATAATAAAACCAGCCATTATGCTAAAGAAAGTTTAACTTATACTGTAATTTCAAAAGCAGATTGAAAAAACTGTCTATACTACTTTTTCAAGTATTATGAAGTAGCCAGCTTTTAATAAACAAGTAGGGGTATCAGCATTGATACCCCCATTCTCTTACATATTATTTAAAATATTTTTTCCGTTTAGCCCATATATCGTAGATGAACGGCAAAGCTACACACAATAACAAAAAGAAATCATCGTATTTCTGCACAATACCTAATTTGAACAACCCCCTGATTACAAAGTAGACGATTGGTATTAAGCATATTTTGAGAATTAATATTTTTCTATCTTTCGTCATATCAAATTCCTTCTTAGACCTTAACTAACTTCATCTTGTTACTATCATTGTCTCGCAAAACTATTGCTTTCCCATAAAAAAAGAACATATTTCATTCTTTTTTTCAAAATTCACATTAAAAATACCATAAACATGGTATATAATCCATAGATTTCTATTTCATATTTCAGATTATTTTGTACTTTAGCCCCTGCCCAATCAATATCATAACATGAATCCCTTTTCATTGCGTAATCCGTAGAATCGGATTGAAGGTCAGATATACCTTTTGGGCACGTAGTGATAAGGGATTCGCCCTTTTTAATCTATGGAAATATATGATTTTATATCTATTGACTTTGAAACCGCAAATGAATATCGCGACAGCGCATGTCAACTGGGTATAACTACTGTACAAAATGGAGCTATTAAAGATGTAAAGTCTTGGCTTATTAATCCAGAGCAATCTTTTAGTACTTTCAACACCTCTATACATGGCATAGATGAAACTATGGTACAAGGACAACCTACATTTAAAGAGCTATGGCCTGAAATCCTTCCATATTTTGGAAATGAAGAGATGGGTAATATAATTGTAGCACATAATGCAACATTTGACATAAATGTACTTTTATGTATGTTAGAAAGATACAATATAGCTCCTTTAGACGGAATCTTCCTATGCACTTTAGCTATTGCCCGAAGGACTTGGGTACAGCCTTCATATAGTCTTTCATCACTGTGCAACGCTTTCAATATTATTCCTGGGAAACATGACGCAGGTGAAGATTCAAGAGCATGTGCGGAACTCCTATTGTTAGCGGCTAAAGAAAAAGAGGTTGATCTTAGCAAGGACATTGCATGCGATAATGACTTTAATGACATCGAGAATAAATTTCAAGTTTATTTTGGAACTTTTAATTCTCAAGGATATATACCATCTACCTGTAAACGGAAGCAAAAAGCAAAATTACTGCAAGCGATAAAAGGCGATAAAAGTAAAGAAAATCCAGATTCCATCTTTTACCAAAAGCATGTTGTTTTCACAGGAACCTTATCTTCGATGAGACGATTAGAAGCTCAACAAATCATAGCTGACATAGGAGGAATCAACCAAACTGGAGTAAACAAAGAAACAGATTACCTTATTGTCGGACAACAAGACTTCAAAATCGTGGGTGAAGACGGGATGAGTAGTAAACAAGAAAAAGCGATCAAAATGATCGAAAAAGGAGCTACATTAGAAATTCTTTCTGAAAACGACTTTTTGCGCTCACTTTAATCTTATGCTATTATTATTTGCAACTTCCAAATATTATCTCCATATTTGCAAAGTCAAAACCAAAGTAGGAGGTTCCTACTCCGCAGAGCGCGGTTAATGCTCAGTCTTAAAAGATGGGCTTTTTTTATGTCCATTTTATAAAATATACGGCTGCCTTTCCCCAGTAGAATTTTCTCTTCGGAGTTGGATACTACTTTGGTTTTGACGAACTCGGGAAAGTGCAGCCGTTCTTGTACTTCAGATTGTAGAACTGAATTCTACTAAACGTCAAAACCAAAGTAAGTATGAAAAAAAAATCCACTGGCACCCTTTTCGTGCCTCAGTTCCGCACACCGGAACCCACCACAGTCCCCCATCAGTCCAACTCCGCAATTGATGATTTTATCCCATCCGATTGCAAAGTTAAAACCTCCTCTGACGCTTACTATGTCAGTGCCATTGCTTGCCTTTGTGCTACGTTCATCTTTCCTCCATGCATTCTTGCAGCCATTTATTGTGTTATCAAAGCTAAGAAAGGAGGTGTGAAATGGGACGAATAAAAGAAGAAGCCTGGGTCGAAAAGTGTACCGTACTTCATGAAGGAAAGGCCACACCCAATATCTATTATAACGTTTTTGCCGATGGTGAGCAGCTTTGCGAAATCTCCTATGACAGATTAATCGCTATACGTAATCTTATTAACCAAATTGAGAAAGAAAAGAAAGGAGAATGCCATGAATAAGGAGAAAGCATTAGCCCTCGTCGATATCCTATTATCCGAAGGCACATCACCGATAGAAAAAGAACGTGCAGCAATGCAGCTTCGTGAGTTAATTCGGATTTTATTACCCGAATAAGAGAAGAACTATGATAGACTTTTGTATTATTATAGGTTTTGTCACTGTCGAGACCGCTATTGTAAGAAGAAGTAGGAATGCAACTGGTAAAAGTATATCCATTATCTCCGCTATCATCCTCTTAACGCTTTGGTTCTCCTGACCTGTCCTTTATAGCCCGCTTTCCGCGGGCTATTTTTGTCTCCATAACCTAACCCCTGACTTTTATGGAGATATACAACCACTTTGAATATGGCAAAACACTTGCCATCCGCTTAAAGCCTATTGCCCACACACCCGAAAAGCCCAGATTCTTCACCGCTTTCGGACTTGAGGACTTATATAATTTTAATGATAAACTATCATCCGTATCCGGCATGATCCTGATTGCAGTTGATGGCTGTGAGTCTGAATCAAAACGAAACGAAGCCGATGCGCTTAATAACAATGATATGTTCTCTTTCATTGTTGTACAGAACACTGTTTCTGATCGTCCGGAAACAGTCAACCAGGCAGCAAAAGAATGCAAAGCTGTCGCAAAACAAATTCGGAACTGTATCCTGCAAGACCCCGACATTTCAGAATTCATTGACGATACCATTCAATTTAATGGTATTGGTCCGATTGGTGATAATTTCTATGGTGTAGTACTGACATTCTCTTTGGCTCAACCTGAAACCTATTTCATTGATCAAACATACTGGGAGGATTAACGATGGGATATTATAAAAGATTAAGTACCTATCGTGCTGAAGTCAAACGCTATAACGCCTCCCGCCGAAAAGCCACACAGTTGACTAATGCCCCGGCATCCGGACTGATCCGCCTTGAAACCGTCTCAGAAACCGAACGCTTTTCAATGGCTCAGGATGCTGATAGACTGACTGCATATAACAAGGCCGTTGAAAAGTGGCAAGATAGTGTGGCCCGACAATTACGAGCCGGAATAGCCGGCCGCAGTATGCGAATAGCCCGTGAACTTGAGCCACGGGCCTACACCGACAAATACGGTATTATCAACCGTCTTGGTTTCTCCTTCCCTCGACATGGAATCTACATCCACAAGGGCGCCGGCGAAGGTCAGGGTGGCTTCATCGGTTCCAAATGGAATTACCTCAAAAAAATTAATGGAGTCGAGATAGATACGGGTATTGTACGTCATACAAATCTCAAATCACTCGGACGACAGAATGAAGGCAACCGCCGGGCCTACGAATGGTTTGACCCTGTAATTCGTAACCGGATCAATGAATTAGCTGATATCGTCACCGATTATTTCGACACTATGCTGATTGATGCTACTCGAATATACATAGATAAACGAAACAGTCTCTAATATGGCAAACGACCTAAACCGCAGTATTAAACTTTATATTGATGGCTCAGAAGCCACTAATAAAATAGACCTGGTAAAAGAAAGTATTTCTCGTCTTGAAGATAAACTCAGGTCACTTACCGGAAAAGAAGTAGATTATGCAAAACGCTCCCAGGATCTCAAAAAAGAACTGGATGCAAAAAACCGAACTCTTCAGAATTACGAGAAACAGTTAGCCGAAACAGAACGGGTTCTCAAAAGCCTCTCCGGAGCAACTTACAACGAACTCCTTGCTGTCCAGTCCCGCGTTCGGAAAGAGCTTCGTAATGCAGTGCCCGGAACGAAACAATATACTGCTGCTCTTGAGCAGAATCGGCGTGTCACTGAAGCCCTTTCCAGAGCACAGGCCAACATGCGCGTCGAGGTAGGTGCACAAGGTAATATTTGGTCACGTGCCTCCGGATTCATTAACAAATATATTGGTCTGATCGGTACTGTCATAGCAGCTATCACCGGAGTTTCAATGAAACTCAACCAACTCCGAGAACAGCGAAACAAACGCGAGGAAGCCAAGGCCGATGTTGAAGCTCTTACCGGACTTTCCAAGGACGATATAAACTGGTTGGAACAGCAAGCTGTCCAGTTGTCAACGACAATGACCGAATCCGGCATTCGCATTAGACAGTCCGCAACGGAAATTCTTGATGCCTACAAATTGGTAGGCTCTGCCAAGCCCGAACTTCTTGACAACAAAGAAGCTTTGGCCGAGGTGACAAAACAGACCCTTATATTAGCTTCTGCATCAGGTATGACCCTGAAGGATGCAGTCGATGCCGTAACCCTTTCTCTTAATCAATACGGTGATGGTGCCGACCAAGCTTCACGCTATGCAAACGTCATGGCCGCCGGCTCTAAATATGGAGCGGCAGGCGGGGAGGCCGGGCCCACACCCCGT